CAATATATGCTTAGATTGCACCAGTGAGCCCTGCACAAATAGCGTACATGCTACCTCCAGAACTACCTTCTATAAATACTGTATCAAGAGGTGATAATGGATAACCATTAGTAATTGATACATTTGAGGTCCCAATGTACGCTGTATCCGTAGTACTGATATTGGTAATGCGAACACCACTGGTAAATGTGCAATCGCAAACTCCTGCTATACCATCAGCAAGTTTAGGTGCTAGTACCTGTCCAGTGGTAATACTAGCGGGAATAGCAACAGTTAAAACGTCAACATCACCTATGTTATAGGTACTTCCTCTAAGTTGAACATCACCAGTAACGGCTATAGTGTCAGCACCGACTGTTGCAACACCAACTGTGATTCCATTTGCTATTGTGTTAATGCTTGCGGCAACAGTACCAAGTACGGCATCAATAGTACCACCAGATATTCCAACCTCAGAGATACTTATACTTGCACCACCACATATTTCAATTGGTACTGGTGACGTACCTGCTGTATTACCTGATACAGGAACATAGGGGTGACCAGAGTCTGCCGTATAAACCACGTTAAGTGGATTGTCTGAATCAACAGGGTTTGCTGTACTATCAACGCCAGTAGCAATTTTTACATATTGATAGTGTGCACCATCAACATAGTCAGTTGCAATTGTTGCACCAGTTGGGTCTGAAGAAGTTACTTTAAAATTATCGTCTGCTATACCCATTAATGGTATCTCCTTTTAATATATATTGACAAACCTATATCCTACTTTATATATAAAGAGCAAAAAGGGAGTTCTATGCTTGATGATGAAAATGCACTATGTAAGGCTATTGAAGACTTAATATTAGAAGGACGGTTTGATAGTTATATTGATGCCGTTTTGTTTATTTGTGATAAAAATGGTATAGAACCATTTATGGCTGCACGTATGCTTTCTCAACCAATCAAGGAAAAAATAGGAAAAGAAGGTAGAGAGATAAACCTTCTTCCCAAATCCGCAAAACTTCCATTTGCAAATTGACAGAATATAGCCATTCTGGTATAATACACATTGATACGACGTACGACACGAAACTCTGTTAACATACAATACAAACAAAAAGGAAAATACGTATGAGTTTTAGTAAAATGAAAAAGGCTACAAAAGATAACAGTAGTCTAATGGAAGAGTTAAACAAAATTTCATCTGGTAGTGGTAAAAAAGACTACAACGATGATAGATTTTGGAAACCAACAAGGGACAAATCAGACAACGGATATGCAGTAATCCGATTTCTTCCACCTGTAGAAGGTGAAGATGTACCATGGGTACGTGTTTTTAATCACGGATTCAAAGGAAAGGGTGGATGGTTGATTGATAACTGTCCAACAACTATCGGTAAGAAATGTCCTGTTTGTGAAGCAAATACTGCACTTTGGAATACTGGTAATGAAGCCGACAAAGATACTGCCCGTAATCGCAAAAGAAAACTTCAGTACATTGCAAACATCATGGTAATAACTGATTCTAAAAACCCTGATGCAGAGGGTAAGGTATTCCTTTATAAATTCGGTAAGAAGATTTTTGATAAAATTCAAGAAGTCCTTCAACCAGAGTTTGATGATGAAACTCCAATGAACCCATTCGATTTTTGGAAGGGTGCAGATTTTAAAATTAAAATCCGCAAGGTTGGTGGATTTGTAAATTATGATAAAAGTGAATTCGACTCACCAACAGAATTTTTAGATGGTGATGACGGTAACCTTGAAGAAGTCTGGGGTAAGCAATACAAATTGCAAGAATTTATCCAAGGTGACCAATTCAAATCGTATGATGAATTAAAAGTCCGATTAGATACAGTTCTTGGTGGTGGTGGTAGTACCTCTGGTAGAGTTGCTCAAAGTGCAGAAGATATCGCTGACAATAGTGATGATGAAGCACCTGTGAGTAAGCGACCTGCACCTTCTTCCAAAACGACTACTGCGGAAGACAGTGGTAGTGGAGAAGAGGATGATGCTTTGAGTTATTTTGAAAAACTCGCCAACGAAGATTAATTTCTTTTTGGTATTTCACCACTTTAACGCACAAGGGAGGGCAGCAATGCTCTCCCTTGTTGCATATTAATAACCCTTACGGCTGCTTATTTTATATTGAATGCCATTGACATTTCTTGGTGACATATTTGTTGAATGGTATGCGTTGTTATTACTTGAAGTAATAACGTTTGTAGTAACTGCAGGAACAGGAGATGACCCACCAACAGCACTAGACAAGGTTGATAATGCGTTCTGCATTCCAACCTGTTGGTTACCCAAAGTATTAATTGTTTTTGCAAGAACATTTGCTATAAATTGAGGTGCTTTTTCTAATGGTACAACCGCTTCTGGTCCCGCTTCACCAACCAACGCTCTTGTTGGACGTTGAACCAAACCACCTTTTGCCATTGTAAGAACACCGCCAGGCAAATCACTATATCCAGGCATCACTGCTTCACCGTCAAACAAACTGCCGGGCTTTCCAAATTCTTTTAGATATTCACTATCATTCCACCATCCCCATCTTCCTCTGATTTTAGCATGAACTTCGTTGTCTTCTGGTCCACCTTCTTTATATAACCCACCAAATGATTTACCAGGCCAAGCAGTAGACCACACCAATGGAAACTGTTTATATAAGGTATCAACTTGGTCTTTTGAGAGTCCGAATGACGGGTTTTCTGTTTGTTTAATCGCCCTTAAGTAGTTACCATATATCCCTTCTGCTGCAATTTGAACACCATCTTCTGCATCCTGTGCAGCCGCCTCATCAGGGTATTTTTTAGACATAACACTAAACAGTTGTCTTTCATCGAACAAAATAGACCCAGCCAAATTCATCATTTTAATTTTTGCTTGAGCAGCCGTCTTTTCGGATTCAGATTCGCCCCCTCTTCCCCCCGCCACTGATTTTAGTGCGACATTACCCCGCTCTGCTTCTTGTAATGCTGCTAGTTCCTCTTCTGTTTCTGCCATTGCACCGATTGCTTGACCACCTGAGGACATTGATATTTTCTTTTTACTGAATCCACTGTCAGGAGTAGCCATGGCTGCCTCTAGTGATTCAAAACCCTTCTCTTTAGCCAATGCTTCTGCGGCGGGTGCTGCCAAAGTTCCTTCAGAAGTTTTATAGAGTTGTTGTTGTTTACCTGATGCGTCGGTCATGAAGGCATCTTCTTGGGTAAATTTAACTGCTTCATTCCAGTTTTCTGTCCCTTTTTCAAATGCTTTATCCATCAGTGGGCCCAACCACTTCTCAAATATTTTTCCACCAAGCATGAACCCACCGACGGCAGCACCGATTGCAAGACCAATAGGACTTGTTGCAAGACCAAATAAACCTTTAATACCTGCTGTTCCTAGTCCAAGAAGACCCTTTAGGCCCCCACCACCAAACATTCCTTTTATTCCTTCTAGAAAACCTTTCTTTTCTTTTTTAGGTGCTAATTCGATTAAATCATCAAGTTTTCCACCAAGCATACTAAACATGTTAAGTCGTTTTTCTTGTGCTTTACCTTTGGCTTTCGCCGCTTCCTTTGTTTTTTCTTTTAATGCTAGTGCACTTCCACCTTTACCAACAGCGCCAGCACTTAGTCCAAACGCCGCACCTATCTCGGTAAGGTCTTTAACGATTCCTTTTCTTTTTCTTCTTCCTATTAGACTCAATTTAGTTATTGAATCTGCCATTGATTCTAAACCATCTGCTGATGTTATTACACCTTCATTATTAGAGAATTTTTTTAATGATATACCAACGGCATCTAAAGTACCAGTTATTCTCTTTTTCTGCCTCCAACCAACATTACCAAGTTTTACTATACCATCAGCAAATTCTTCGAAGGAATCTGTAACATTAGTAATGTCTTTACCTTTAAGACCTTTAGCAAATTTACCAACTGAATCTCTAATTAAGTCTAAATTTTTCGCTGATTTTTTAGCATGCTTTTTAGAAGATTCTCCAAGTTTAACCATTGAATCTACTAAGTTACCAACACCATCTAGTTGGACTTTTATTTCACCCTCAGCAGGTAATTGTTTTATAGCATCACCAACAAGGCCAAGATTCTTTTTAATCTTTTTACCTTCTTTTTTAGAAATCTTACCAAGACCAGTAATGGAATCTACTATTTTTCCAAGTTGCCGTGGGTCGAATTTGTCATCTTTTTTTTCTTTTGCCATTTGTTACCTTAAACTTTTGTTACGCTGTGCCTCTTCCTGTTGTTCTCTTTCTACTTTTACTCTCTCCATTTCCTGTATTATTAACGAGAGATAAACTTGCCTTTCCCATGGTATTAAGTTATCAATTTCAGTTAAACTCATTCGATGATGATACATCAGATTGAAATTGGATTTAATCATGCCTTCTAATGTATCATGACAAAGGCTTAACCAAAAAAATTTTCAATACCCTCCAGTTGAATTGAGTTATTTTTATCGCATTTTGGACACTTAAACTTTACCTCTTTTTTTACCTTGGGCATTGTTTCAAAAAACTCTGATATCTTATCAAAATGCTCTTTAGTAATATTATCAACAAACTCTACTAGTTCCGCTTTTGTATATTCAGACGATTTATAAGTCTGGTCTTTATCATATATATAGTCAATACAATCGATAACGATATCAAGGGCTAGGTCTGAAGAGTTTTCATTTTCTGAAACGCTAGTACCTAAAGCAACAATAGTAGGATATTTCATTATTACACCTATATCGTCAGTCAGTTGTATTTTTTTGTCGTGGTTTTTGTTTTTCTTTGTACCAATCTTAGACAAATCAATGCCGGCTTCAATCGACTCTTTGCAATGCTTACATTTAAGCATTGGTTTTACAATTTCACCGACTGATTTAGACCTTATTTGAAGAAATAGGTATTCAATGTCAAATACTGGTAATGACTTAATATAGTCCTTATCTTTGTCGACACATGCTGAAATAACATCAATCATCGCATCAATTTGGGATGATGTATCATCCGATTCCATAGCCATATGAAGAACTTTTTCTTCTTTTACTAAAAATGGTCTATATTTTAATTTTGTACCATCAGATAGTAACGTTATCTGATATCTTGGTACTGCTATTGTTGGTAATGACATAATTTTGTTCTCCATTATTATTATGTTGCTGTAACACTATCACTTACACAAGGCTACTTATAAAAATTTTCCGAATACATTTTTAACATTGAAATTTTTAAGTTTTCTTTTTACTACTGCACCGGCATCTGCATATCTTTCATAGGTGCTTCGTCCTCGGTTTACCCAACTTAAAACATCTGAACCGATATTACTTGAGCCAACGTCTGGATTAAGACCACCAAGGAAACTAGAAACATTGTTAAAACCGCTTGGAACAGAAGAACCGAACCCACCATTTGCTTCTGACACGTCTATTGGTACATACTTTCTGAAAGAAAATGTAACTGTTTGTCTTGCTAAATCGCTACCAGAGTTTGATAGTTCAATAGGGCCTATCTCTTTGGGATATACCTCTTCAATATGTGCTTTGTATGTTGGTGATTCTGTTGTATCAAACATAACAACATCTACTGTTGCAACATAATCGTCGTAATATTTAAACCTATTGTTAATCGGATTAATAATGTAGTCCATCCAAGTTTCAAACACTTTTCTTTCAAACATATCCTTACCAAACACAAATGTCATTGTTAAATCACCGCTAAATAACTGT